TCTAAAGTTTTATGTGTAGAAAACAATGCAGCATCATTAGAAAAAGCAATTGCTACTGCAACTCCAGAACAGCTAATGGAGATAAAGAAGGCAGAGATAGAGTTTGAAGCTAAAATGAAAGAGCTGGATGTTGATATCTACAAAATAGAAGCTGAAGAAAAGAAAGATGCACGTAAACATTTCTCTAAAGATTGGACAGCAAGAATCATAGGTATAGCCATGGTTGGTGGTTTTCTTGGTTATATCTTCCTCGTAACGCTACAACCACCGGAACAAAATAGTGAGGCCCTGATTAATCTCGTGCTAGGCTACTTAGGTGGCTTAGCGTCTGCAGTCATATCCTTCTACTTCGGGGCCTCTAATAAACAAGAATGACCGAAGCGATTACGGTAATCCAAGAAGTTGGTTTTCCTATAGCAGCTGCAGCTGGTTTAGGTTGGTTTATATACAAACTAATTATGCGTATTGTAGATGGCATGGAGACAAAACTTGATACAGTTGATGAAAAAGTAGAGTCGCAAATAGCAGCTATAGAAGAACGTCTTGGTACTAAACTTGACGCACAACATGGTATTTTAGTAGCATTAATAGATAGGGTTCGTAGTTTGGACAATGAAATCATTAGACAAGATACGTTAATTAAAACTATTTTAGGAGTGCCGCAGCTAATTGATAGCAACAAGATAGCTAAGGCAGACAGAGATGACCAAAGAAAAGATTAAAAAGAAACGCGGTAGGCCAAGTAAAGTTGAGCTACAACGAAGAAAAGAAGCAAAAGAAAAAGATCTTATTATCAAAACGTTATTTGCTATAGGGGTTTTATTGATTGCTGGTATATTTACACAAAGTATATTGGCAGATGAAATGGTCCATAAATTCAAAAGCCCTTCCTTTAGTGGAGTAGGCACCTCTTCGCATTATTTAACTATTGAAAACCAAGAGTATAATAGGAAAGAAGCTAACAAGGCTGAACTGAAAGCCTATAAAGAACAGTTAAAAAGGGACGCCGAGAACACTACACTTGCCAGGTTCATACGTAACCTAGAAAGTAGAATCTACGCACAATTGTCTAGGCAATTAGTAGATGCACTATTTGGAGAAACACCTAGTACGTCAGGTGTTTTGGAGTTGATGGGTAATACTATTGAGTATTCTGTAAGTGAAGACGGCACTATGATAACGTTGAAGATTACAGATGCTGAAGGAAATACTACAGAAATTACCGTACCTATTGGTTCCTTTACTTTCTAGTTGTGCGTCACTGTTATTTGACCCAATAGAAAATAATATAACCCCAGTACGACATATAGAAGAAGCTACTATAGATGAGCTAGTTATTACTGAGCTTGCAGATGTTCGTACGCCTACCAGAAAACCAACAGTAGCAGTGTACGGAACTGCATTTACAGACCAAACAGGACAAAGGCTTAGTAACTCTATGTATGCAAGTTTCTCTACAGCTGTTACCCAACAGCCGAGTGCATATTTAATCAAAGCTTTAAAAGATGCAGGTAGTAATAACGATGGTTTCTTTACCGTGGTCGAACGTATAGGTATAGATAACCTCACAAAAGAAAGACAGATCATAAGAAGTGGCAGAGAGCAGAATAATGACAAGAATAAACTAGGAACTTTACTGTTCGCTGGTTTATTATTAGAAGGCTCTGTTGTTGCTTATGAAGCAAACGAGACTAGCGGTGGTGCTGGGGCTCGTTATTTAGGTGTTGGTATATCTAAGGCCTACCGAACTGATACATTGACGATCCAGCTTCGTCTTATATCAGTTAGTAGTGGTCAAGTGCTGATTGAGAAATTAGTAACTAAGACGATTCTTAGTGTATCATTAACAGACGACGTGTTTCGCTTTATCGAGGATGGCACTGAGCTAGTCGAGATAGAAAGTGGTGTAGTTAGGAACGAGTCAGGAAGTCTCGCTCTGCGCTCTGCTATAGAAACCGCCGTGCTAGGAATTATCACGGAGGGTGAACAAGCTGGATATTGGAGCTACAAATGAAAAAACTCTTACCCTTACTGTTGGTTGGTTTTTTGTATGCAGATAATGAAGTGTACATTGATCAGTCCGGGAACAATGCTAATATAGACTTAGAGCAATTAGGTTCGTCTAATATTATCGGCGGTCTCGACGCTGTATCAGGCACTATGACTGCTCTCGACCTTGATGGTTTAAATCTAACTTTAGACATAAACCAAATAGGTGGTTCAAACAAGTTTCTTGGTGATATCTTAGGTGATAATATTACAGGTTTCTTTGAGTTTGACGGAGACAGTAATGACTTCACAATACAAGTAGACCCGACTGACACTTATGGTGCAGACGATGGTGACTTCAATGTAGATGTAACAGGTTCAAGTAATGACTTTACTTTGGATATAGGTACAACTGCTCTCGCTTCTACACTTGACTTAGACTGGGTTATTCAAGGCGACTCTAACACACTCGACTTTGATATAAACTATGATTTAGGTACATCATATGTAGATATAGATGGTGACTCTAACACTGTAAACTTTAGTGGTAGTGGTTATCAAAGTGGGTATTTTTACTTAGATCAGACAGGCAATGGCAGAACTTACAACATTACACAATCATCTACGTTGGCAAGCGATTGGCTTAAGATTATTTCTAATGGTGGTAGTGGTACTGTGTGCGTCATTCAGAATGACGGCGGCACAAGCACCAGCTGCTAATATCGGAGATATATCAGAGCTTACAGGCACTGCTGAAGTTATAAGGGATCAGCCCTATGGGGCTGAGCTCGACTTTCCTATTCAACAGATGGACGATGTTCGTACAACTGTTGGTAGGATAGCTATTACCTTTTTAGATGATTCCATTGTTAAATTAACCGAGCACTCAAAGCTCGTTATTACTGAATATATCTACGACCCAGACCCATCTAAAGGTAAGATGGCAATGAAGTTTGCTAATGGTACGGCTAGATTTATTAGTAGCAAACTAGGCAAAATTGATAAAAAGAATATTAAACTATCTACACCTACGGCTGACATTGCTATTCGTGGAACCGACTTTACGTGTACTGTGGATGAACTTGGACGTTCGCTTATTATTCTATTACCTGATGCTAACGGTTTATCTAGCGGGGAGATACTTGTCACAACTGCAGCTGGTACTGTTACGCTTAACAAACCGTACGAAGCAACAACTGTAGATGTGTGGGAGAACTCACCTAGCAGTCCTGTTATATTAGACCTAACACTTGATGTTATAGATAACATGTTGATTGTTGCTCCTCCGGATGAAGAAAACTTATCCACAGAACAGTCCACAGCGTCCGTAGCAGATAGCGGTGCTATTTTAGATATAGATTACCTGGAGTTTAATGAATTAGAACAAGATTATTTAGCTGAAGATGCTTTAGAGTTCACAGAATTAGATATAAATTTTTTAGATGTAAACTTTTTTGAAGATTTATTAGCAATTATAGAAGAAGTAGATCAGTTAAGTTCAGACAATTTATCCACAGGCACACTTGTTCAAGGTACAGAAATTGGTCAAGACTTAGAAACACAAATAATTACAATACTTCAAGGTGAACAGATTGCTTTCCAAAGGAAGATAACGCAAAACGCTCAGTTGACCGTAGATGCTTCGCAGGGGTACACTATTATATTGATACAGGATGGTAAGTACCAACAGATTGTAGTAAACGGTGGGGGCAACTCTACTATAACAATTACTCAGGGGTCAGGATGAAGAAATGGATTTCGTTATTAGCAATACCAATATTAGCTATACCACTGCTGTTTAACTGGCAGGCAATAGAGATACTCAAATTAAAAACATTTGATGCTTTCGTACAAAAACAAGATCCATCTGGCTGGTTTGTAACTTTAGATATAACAGAAGAAGATGTAGCAGCTGCAGGTGGGTGGCCGTATCCGCGCCAGGACTTGGCACGTATTCATTTAGATTTGTTAGAAGCAGGAGCTTTGGGTGTAGGTTGGGTTGTTGCTTTCCCACAAGCAGACAGATTTGGTGGGGATCAAACGTTTGCAGATGCATTACTACAAGGCGCCAGTGTTATTGCTACTTTTGAAGGTGGGGCTTCGTATGCTCCAACTACAGGCACAGTTATACTAGGAGATGGTATACCTATACAAGCTATAGAAGCTCAAGGTGTTATTGGAAATGTACCCGTGCTAGCAGAGTCAGCTTATCAAGGGCTGGCAGTTGCACGAACTGATGTAGATAATTTAGTTAGACGTTTACCTTTATTGTTACAGACACCTGATGGTTGGACGCCGTCGTTTGGTATACAAGTAATGAAAATGATTGGTGGTGCAGATACGTACATTATTAAAGGGCAGCAAGGGCAGATTGAAGAACTAACTGTACCTAACTATGCACAAATACCTGTAGATAGCATTGGCCGGCGTTGGGTATCTTGGGTTGATACGCCAAGCACAAGCCTGGAAGAAATGGATGTACGAGATAAGTTTGTGTTTGTGGGGGTGAGTGCAAAAGGTGTTATGCCCCAAATAGCTACGCCAGTTGGATTGTTGTACCCACATGAGATACAAGCTGCACTAGCTGAGAGTATGACAATGGACGTACCGGCTATACCAGGCAATGCTTTACTATATGAATTACTTATATTACTTACGGTCTTAACATTAGCTATAGTTATAATACGTACACTAGGGCTCGTCGGGACTCTAGTAGGGACCGTGGGCCTCGTATCGTTAACCGCGATCGGTGGTTGGTACTTAATTGCATCTAATATACTTATAGATGTAACTTATAGTATATTATCAGCTATACTTATATCTATTCAAGAATTTTATCTACGCTTTAACGAACAATTTAAACTCAGACAATTGATAAAGAAACAGTTTGAACACTACTTAGATCCGAAACAAGTTGCACGATTGCAAAACAACCCTGACTTATTAAAGCTAGGTGGAGAGAAGCGTACCTGTACATTCTTGTTTACAGACGTCAGGGGGTTCACGAATCTGTCCGAAAAGTTATCTCCTGAAGAAGTAACACAAATAATGAATAAAGCTCTTACCGTACAAGTTGAATGCATCCAGGCTCATGGTGGTATGGTAGACAAGTTCATAGGCGACGCATGTATGGCCATCTTCAATGCCCCCCTTGATATAGATGAACATGAAAAACGTGCCGTCGCCTGTGCCCAAGATATGCGTACGGCTATGCGCATGCTGCAAAAAGAATTGCCCGAACCGATTGCTATAGGCATAGGTGTCAATACAGGTGAGGCAGTTATAGGTAACATGGGCTCAAATAACAGGTTTGATTATTCGGCAATAGGAGATGCTGTGAACACGGCCGCACGATTAGAGAGTGCAACGAAAGAAGCTGGAGTGGATATATTAATTGGTGAGTCTACTGCTAAAAAGATGCCGTATGATCTGACACTATTAGCTCCTATTAAAGTAAAAGGTAAAGCAAAAGCTTTGAAGGTGTATACTATATAGATGCCAAGAAATTATAAATTAGAATACGAACGATATCATAAGTCACCTGAGCAAAAAAAACGTCGTGCGGCACGAAATAAAATACGTAGACAGTTGTTAAGAGACGGTAGAGTTAGAAAAGGTAGTCGTGTTGATGTACATCATAGAGATGGAAATCCAGAAAATAACTCTCCAGGCAATATTGTTTTGCAAGATAGGTCAAAAAACCGTTCTTTCGCCAGAAATAGCAAATCTCAGAAAAAATGACCTTACAGAATCGCGTCTAACGCATTTTCTTAAGGTACCTAAGGCCTTAGGTCCAAAACTATATAAAATCGTTTGGCGGGCTTGTACGTGCGTCCTCTGCGTTTTCTTCTTTTTCGAGTGTTTTAATGAGTCTTTTTAGATACCATTCGGCTTTTAAGACATCTTGTAGCCCTTTTTTGGCTTCGTAACGCCACATATACTTTTGAATGTTACCTTTAAGATAACCCTTGAATGCTTCAGGGGTCATGCTTTCTTCGATTGCCACAATACATTCCACGTTCCCTGTGTTGTAATGCGGGGGTGAGTTTACATAATCAGTCATTTGTTTCTCCTAAACAAAAATGTGTTAATCCTTTTACAAACATTGTAAAAGATATAGCTTGTTTTTGAAATTGTTTTAGTGTGATGTGTGTGAGTGTAAAGTCTTCGGTAACGTACACAAGATCTCCAGATGCAAAAACTACGTATGTGAAAACACCATGTTCTTTCTGGCGAGTAAGCCAAATGCGCTGTTGCTCAGATAAGTTAATTTTTATTTTTGAGTTAAGCTTTGCAGGCAAGTCTTCTTTGTACTTATATTCGACCCAACAATGATTGCTGGGACCTGAGTAGTAAGTGTCCGATACACCTCCGTGGTAAGGATCGTTGATCTTCCACCTATAAATTTCTTTAGGCAGTTTTCTGTGGACTTTATTTATGAACTCCTTTTCACGCACACCCTGAGTATAACATACGTACAAGGGTGCGAAGAAATAGTTCGCAGGGTGTACGTACTTGGATGCGACACTTTATGTCGCACCCGTACGAACACTTACCTAGGACTTAGCAAATGTTTTGTTGTAAAAACCTTTTGCAATTTCGTAAGTTTCTTCTTTCAACCAACCAACGTTGGAAACAGCAATGTTCATGAACCGTTGTCCAGCTTTGTTAGCTGTTTGCACGGAAGACATTTTCCACAAAGAAGAAAATCTATCGCCCCCTAACTTAGCAATTTGTGTATTCCATTCTCTAGAAACTTTTAATTTAGAGATTGAACAATCAAACAAGAAAGGTATATCTGATATATCTCCTGTTTTCTCATCTACTTTTAACAGTGTATGAGTTTGGGTTCTATTTATATCATAGTCTTCTACTTTAAGACCTTCATCTTCTAGATGTTGTAGTGCTTCTGTTTGGGAGTTAAAAGTCCCTACAAGACCACCACCTTTTTCTAGTTGTTTCCACACTACAAACTCTTCTTTGAAGTGTACGTTAACCAGATAAAGTTCTTTACCGTAGTTTTCTTTAGTTACAGTATTAATGAAGTCACCTACTTTAGCGCCTTCAATATACTCGCTATGGTTTTCATCTACTTCGTTTGATAACTGCTGCAGCTGTTTCAAACGTGGTGTAGATAAATGTTCTGAGTTAATGTTTTCATTACCCAGATTTGTGCCATTCTTTACATGAGCTGGCATGGTGCTCGTTACTATACTTATATCATTAGACATTGAACGTTCTCCTTTTTATCTAAATTAATATTATGCTGACCTGAAATTAATTCTGGTCAACTCCGTACTTTTAACACCAGGTACATCAGTACCAGTTGCTATAAGTTCTCTGTAAGCCGTTGCAGACACACGTTTTTGCAAAAGCTCAAACTGACCTGTGTCTGTTACGTGTTGGTGCAATGCATCCCAATCTTCTACAGTTGGCACAATCTCATTTTTAAGTGAGATTGTACAAATATCATTAGAAATCTTGTCGAGCCCTTGCTCCTGCATCCTAATAGATATTTGACTTTCTAGTTCGCGTTGTTGTGACTTCAAAAGTTTTTCTTCTGACTGCACAACTTTAATTTGATTACGAACTTTAGCTGTTTCTGCTAATAAATCATTTAATTTTTTCATGATATCTCCTTTAATATATGTAATAAATTTTCCATACGACCTAGCTTAGTGTTAAGTTTTTTATACACCTCAGGTTCCCATGTTCCTCTAGCTTGAATGAGTATTGTCTCAGTCTTTTGTGTTTGACCTGCACGATAAATACGCTGGTTAAATTGTTGGTAATGCTCAGCATTATATGTAGGTGAACACCAGATTACTGTACTAGCTTTAGTCAGTGTAAGACCGTGGCCCGCTGACTGTGGATGACAAAACAGAACTTTAATTTGCCCTGCTTGATATCTAGATACTATGTCTTTTCTACGTTCGGCTGGTATAGAACCATCAATGACTTCGAACGTATAGCCTTCTTTCTGTGCTAGTTCTACTAGCGCATCACGTTCGTGTTTCCAGTTGAATGCTACAAGACTGTGAGCCCGTTGTCCGACAAGTGTCATAACTATGTCGTATCTTTCTTGGTGTACAAACTGGACA